TGATAATATCTGGAACGGTAGTCGTAACAAAACTTGATACATTGACCGATTCATTACCAGTCGAATCAACAAACTTAGCCATATAAGTGCCAGTTAATAATGGCAATACAACAGTCGTATTATGACCAGCAACAGCAGCACCAATGTCAGTTGAACTTTCCCAAGAAGCACCAGACGTTAGATTTGAATGTCTAAAGCGTACTTTACCACCAGTCCTAACATCTAAATCTGTGGCTAAATCCCAAGACAAATGAGCATATCCACCCAAAGCAATAAACGACAAACCAGTAACATCTACTGGTGGAGTCGTCAAACCATTAATCGTTACATTACTTAGTGTCGTATAAGACGAACTAACACCCATTGAATTAACCGCTCTAACTCTAAAGTCATAAAGTGTAGGGTCAACGTCATCTAATCTTGCTGTAGTATTGCTTGTAGTCGTTAAGAATATCCAATCACTATCAGCACTCTTTTTCCATTCAACCGTGTACTTCTCAACGAATTTATCCGTACTAGCAGTCCAACTAATAGCAACTCTAACCTTAACACCAGCAGAACCAATCGTGTCGTATAAAGACTCAGCAGTAGCCAAAGAGGTAGGTGCTATAACTGAAAACGGGTCAGGCAAAGTGGTATCAGGAATATCATCAGCCTCAGTCTTACTTGACCAAGGATATATTGAATCTTGATGTTCAGTCAATTCTAAATCAACAGTACCATTAACCTTTAACATCATTCTCGCGATTCTAAACGGTTTAGCACTCCAAGCAGGTGTAGTGTGAGTTACCCCAACAATATCACCAATAGAAACCTGTAATGCCTCACTCGTACAATTAAACGAGCAAACAATCCCTTGTCTTGAACGCTTTAAAACAATTTCTGCTATATCTTCAGCAGTATAAATATTATTAATAGTAGATAGACTAATCTTCTTTTCTAATGGTATATTTCCATCTTCAGTTAAATAGGTTGTGTACTCACTAGAACTAGCAGGGGGGTATTCTATTTGGTCTGTTTGATAATTATTATCGGGATTAATATAAGTCGCTATAACTCGATTGTAACGATTCTTCTTTTGAACGCCATCAATCTGTATTCCACCTATGATATGGTCTTCTGTGAAGGTGTAAACACTTGAGCCTTCATCTTCTACTATTAAACCATAAACACCTTGAGAATAAGGCAATAAACCCCTCATACCACTCAATAGTATCTGAACATTAGTCATTAATGCTTTACCTGTATCTAATACAGCGTGGCACTCAAATATATTCTGAGCAGTACCGCCACTATACGGAGTTACATCTTCATCACACTTATTAGCGGCACTATTGAACAAAGTATCATTGATACTAGAAGTCGCTAAACCTTTACCATATCTAGTATTAGTTAAATAATCTCTCAAACATAGGGCAGGGTTACTTGAATAAGCAGTAGTAGATGTTCTAGCATCATAAACCTTTCTTCCCTTAACAATAGCGTGAATAGTAGGAATAGAACTATAAACATCTGAATCCCATTTCAATCTCACAGCCAAATAAGCAACACCACTTAATTTGTGGTCTGAAGTCCAACTAATTCCTGCCGATGTAAACATTGAATCTGCTGATTGACCATCAGTACCCAAATACTGATTAATTGTTACAGTAGAACCCCACCTTGAATCAGTAGATATAACATCATCTAAATAAACACTATCAATAGACTGAATCTCTCCCTCACATAGAACCAACACGATATAAAGATATTCATTGTCTGTTCCTGAAGATGAAACTAATACCCTTATTCCACCAACTTTTCTTTGACCATAAACAACAGGTATTTGAGAAAGTGTAGAATCTTTATTAGCAAGTATTCCTTTGTTTTCATTATCTAAATCAGGTATATCAGGGGCATCAGGTGTTAGCCAATCAATAACATCACCAATAGCATCAATGATTATATCAAGTGGTTTTTTAACAAATACGTCAAAAGCCTTCTTAATAGGTGCTGTAATGAATTTGAATACTTTACTAAAGAATCCCATTTATGGTCTGCCCCACTTAATATCTTTCACACTTGAACCTGAAAATTCAAATCCTTTATCACTAGAAAAAAATAATTTTTGAGAATTTGTATTCGTTCTACGACCTGATACTTTTTCAAAATCACCCCAATGTGAAGCGACTGATAACTCTATGGTGCTATCTTCTTCACCATCACCAATAGTAAACCCAGTTATTGTTCCATCATAAGTCAATAAAGGGTCGCCAATAATAGCATTAGCAGTATCTAAAAAGGCTCTATAAATAAGAACCTGACGATTAATAATATCTTGACTCAATACAATTGATACATAAGTCTGGTTCACAGCAGATAAGGTCAACTTAATAGTGCCAACTCTAACATTAGCCGATTCTTTAATATTTGATATACCTAAAAAATGACCACCTGCTTCATACGAATTACCACTATAAGATATGTCGTGAAAACCACTTGTCAAATAAACGGTTGAATCAAAAGCAATAGAGATTAATGTTACCTGCTGAAAATTATCCTTAGCAATTTCAGTAATAACATCAGCGTGTATCGTTCTGCTCATAAAGACTCAACAAAATCCACATTAAACTTAACAAACTGATTAGTACCCATCTTATATTCTTGAGCATCTTTAGATAATCTCATTGTAAAAGGCACGTTATTAACAGTTATAGTTTCATTATCACTTAAAGCCGTAGCCAACTGTGGTTCTATAGTCAAAGTTGAATTACCACTTCCATCACTATTAGCATCTGACACCACCATATAAACCTTGTCGTGTCCTGAAAACTTAATAAAATCACCAGCCTTCATAATCCCAGTAGTAGAGATAGTCCAACCATCAGTAACAATAGTAGTATCACCCACCGAATGAGCACCATTAACCAAAGGCGTTCCAGTAGCCACACCTCTTGCGTTTCCAATAATAGGCGGTATCACTGTGAATGTAGAATATTGTCCTCTTTTAGACACTATATAAGCCCATACAGGCATAAAGTCAGTCCTAGTCATAGGTGAATAAGAAGCAGTAAACGCCCATCTCTGTCCTGCTATTTTCCTAGACTGCATCCTACCACTTACAGTAGTTGATACTAATGTTGGTGAATCCGATTCTAAATTAACCGCATCCCATACTGGTGTTGTTGGATAACTCACGCTAAACCTCTTTGACCTCTGTCATTCATTGCTTCATTTATCATACCTATAATCAATCCTCTTCTCTCTGCTAGTAATGAATCAAATCCAGCAGTATCATTTGCCACGATTGTAAAATTAACATCAGTATTATTAATAACAGTATTCTCAACTACTCCACCTGCTTTTTTTCCTTTAGTGTGGTCTATTACAGTTTCATTGGGGTGCATTACAGCCATAAAACCACCCTTGCCATCTACACCACCTGACCTTGAACCAGTACCAGTAAAACCACCACCATCAAACGACTTCATAATAGCACTCACTGCCATAATTCCAGCAATAGCCAATAAAGCATTAGTACCGAATGATGCTAAAGAAGTCATCATAGCGGCAGGAGTCCAAGCGGCAGTTTCCGTAGCGGCAGCAGTAACAGAAGTTGTAGTTTTAGCGGCAGTACCTGAAGCGTGAATAGCAGTAGTTGCGGCTTCAACCGTACCAGCAGTAGCAACCTTTTGAACACCAAATATCTTTTCTTTAACAGCATTAACAGCCATCTGTACGCCTTCTTGAATTAAAGCACTAACAACATTACTTAAAATACTTTGACCAATCTTCTTCATAGTCAAATCTGACTTTTCACCATAAACAAGCATCTTAGCAGTGGCATCACCTATGCTTGAAGAGAATGTTCCACCTGGCCCAAATATCTCTGCGGCTTTTTCACCCATACGAGTAAAAATATCCTCATTTTTGGTATCCATATCATTCCAAACAGTTTCAAATTCTGTTTTGAAATTAACAAGTCCATCTTTTAACTTATCAAAGATGGTTAATTCTTCATCATCTCCACCTAAAATTATAGTAGGTGTTATTGGAGTTTCATTAACCTTATTAATATCCTCAATTATTTTAACAAGGTGTTCTCTTGTACTTGCGAAACTTATTGGCTCTAAATCTTCCATTTTCCTTGTTAAGGCAAGTTCAGCATTTAAATCTTTTATCTGTTCCAATGTTCTAAATGCGGCATCAGTTGACATTTTCATTCCATCAGCAAAACCTTCTGAAGCCCTAATATCATCTAATCTATCAAATAAACTTTGGATTTCTTCTTCTAAATCGGCTACTGAAGAAGCAAAAGGATTTAAATCGTGTATCTTTTTCATTGTAGAAATAAACACATTAGCCATCATCTCTACAGCATCAATAATAACTCCAACAGCAATCAAAACCTTAGTAGCCATCATCTTAGCCACAGCACCAATACCGCCCTCTTCTTTGACCTTCATCTCAACCCAAGCACGAATACCATTAGTGATTTCAGTAATAGCAGGTGCTAATTCAGCGATTGCCCTTCTAAATGATGATGTTAGAAACCCACTTAAACGAGCCATAGCATCGTTGGCTTCTTCTACACCTCTAGCAGTTTTCTCGCTCATTACCAAGCCTAAAGCCTCAGCCTCTTGCCACTGCTCACGCATAGCCTCAGAGCCTTGCTCAAGCATATTAATCATTAAACCACCACGAGCACCAAACAATCTATAGGCTAATTCTGCCTTCTCAGTTCTGTTTGTAATTCCTGCTGTAGCGTCTGCCACATCTAACATCACATCCTCAACGGGTCTTAAATCTCCGTGTAAGTCGGTAGCCTTAATGCCATATTTCTTGAATATGTCAATAGCCTCGCCAGTGCCTTTAGCCACATCAGCCATATTGACGGCAAGTTTCTGAACTGCTTTATCAACAGCAGTCGCACCCATACCAGCCAAATTACCAGCGTGTCTTAGTTTTTGGAGTGATTCAACACTAACACCGATTGCCCTTGACATCTTAGCCATAGCATCAGTAGCGTCTAATGATTTCTTTACGAAGTAGCCAATAGTAAGTAGTACACCAGCACCAATAGCACCGAATTTGGCAAATGACTTACCTATACCACCAATAGCACCACCAATCTTCTTAGCGGCTTTACCTATCCTTAGTATTGCTTTTCTTGCTTTGTTTGCCCCGCTTATTGCTTGTGAGGGGTCAACCTTAATTCCTAATGTTGCTAAGTTAGTTGCCATTCTTTTCACCCTTTAATTCAAAATAAGCCGACCAAGTTACAAGTTCGACTACACTAAAATCCATTACTTCGCTAATAGATTTCTGTAAACGGTCTGCCAAATGACAATAAAACATTAAGTCGTTATCCGACTTTAAGACTTTTTTACATCATCTACCGTTGGCTCATCACTAGCAATTTCTTCAACAATGCGACTAACAACTTCAGGGTCATAGGCTCTCATCATTTCGTTTAATTCGTGTGAACGCCAAATAGGTTTTCCATCTTCATCTAACGCTCTCATAATCAAAGACATATAGACTGACTCAATCTGTTTGTCTTGTGAATATAATTTAAAGATTTGGGTTTGTTGTTTTCCAGTAATAGCACCTTTATAGTAAATCTTACCATCCCATTCAGGAACATCAATAGACAACAACTCGCCCGATAACTTCGCCTTGAAATGAGCCGAAGCGTTTTCCTTAATATTACCCATTATGTTACGTCAGCCCAAGTAACAGCACCAGTTGCTTCAAAACTAACTGAAGTCTCAACCATACCATCTAAAGTAGTTGATACGCCTTTCTCAGTAATTAAAGCCGTTAATGTTGCAAAATTATCACCGGTAGTAGCACCTTCAGGATATAGGTTTAAAGTAACACTAGCACCAACTGTCATAGCACCTTGACCGCTTGTATCTGTTTCATCCCAAAACGCAGTCATTGAACCACTAGCAGTAGTTA